GCTGCTGCCGCAAACAATCCTGTGGTTTCCTAATACCCAGACATCGCCCAAAACAGACACAGGGTTGGCCGGTGGTTCCGGTACTTCATCAGGATCAGTAAGCCCCTCCGTCTCCTCAGCAGTCAGAGAGGCCAACATCTTGTCATCAAAGCCTAGAAGACTGAGGTCGAACTCAGCGTCAGCTAGTTCCGCGATTTCCACTTTCAGCATGTCCGCATCCCAGCCAGCGTTCAACGCCAACTGGTTGTCCGCGATGACGTAAGCTCTTTTTTGCGCGTCCGTCAGGTGGCCCAGCGTAATCACCGGAACCTTCTTCTCCCCCAGCTTCCTTGCCGGCATGACGCGACCGTGGCCCGCGATGATCGTGCCGTCCGGGTCAACAAGGATCGGATTGGTCCACCCGAACTCACGGATGCTCGAGGCTATCTGGGCAACCTGCGCGTCACTGTGCGTGCGGCTGTTGCGTGCATACGGAAGCAGGTCGCCAATGTCGCGCCAGCTGATCTCGTAGCCTCGCTGCGGTTGCGCCTTAGTTTTCATTTTTCACCATGTATTTTTGTGGAGAGGGTGCTGCCGCAGCAGCCGCCCACCGGGGGTGGGGGTGCCGGGGGGTCTGGCGGAACATGGTTCCGGTGAAGCCTTGCGACCATGCGACCGTGCGTCATTTGTAACCGTTACGCATCCGTTCCTATTGCGGTTAAGCTCGTTCGCATAACGTGCATTATGGAACATCTTCGTCGCTGCCTATAGGTTTCCGGGTTTCTATAGGCAGAACCTTTTCTGCGGTTACATCGATCATTGGCGGCTGGTTTGCCTTGGCCTCCTCGGCCAACTGACGCAAGGCGTCCAGATGCAGCGTGTGGTTGTGGTTCACGTTGACCTCGGAACGCTCGCCATACGTGCCGCTTTGTAGCCGGGCTGCCAGCCATTTGTAGCTGTCGATAGCGACACGGGCCGCGTTTGGATCAATGCGGCCAGCGAGGACGCCTTTCGCAATGTCGCCGATGGTATCAGCGTAGACTAGGCTACGGTTCGCACAGGCGCGCGTGTAGGACTGACGGAAGCTTTCGTCTTCCGCAATCCATCTATGCAGCGTGCGAACGTCTGGCATGTCCTCGTCGTTGCCAACGGAAGCCAGCGACCGCCCGGACGCCACGCGCAACAAGACAGCCTCCATCATTTCTGGCGTCTTGCCGCTCGGCCTTCCTGTTTTCTTTGGCAGCTGCTCAATAACAACCTCCTTTACAGGCGGCGGCGTTCTCGGCGGCTTATCTTTGTTCCTCAACCCTGTCCCCTATCCAAACTGTTTTGGCAGTTATACTGACAAAATATTGACAGGTCAAAAGGGTATCTCATCCCCACCCTTCGGAATCCTGCCAGCGACCAGCGTAGCCCCGGGAAACACTGCTTTAACGGCAGACACTGCAGACCCGGCTTCCGTCGTCTCCAGCAGCCGGATGACCTCCTCGAACGATACGACAATGTGATCAGGGTAACATCGAGCTAGTGCTGACCCTTCGCTGCCTCGGGCGCAGAAGCAATACTTCCGCTTGCCGTCCTCGCTGGCCTGAAACCAGACGTTGCCTGCGTCCTCCGGCCTGTGACCAGCCTCCCGTGCAGCCTTGTCCATCAGCTGCCACCCCTTCGCCAGTGACGCAGACTTCTGTGCAGCCAATGCAGGATCGCCTCGGCGTATTGCCTCATCCAGCTGCCTCTGTGCAATGGCGAACTTGGCAGCCAGCTCCGGCGGCACCAGTCTCTCGATGCGACCGATGCCCCACTGTCCCTCAACCCGCAGCGCAGCCTCGTCCGCATACTGCACGGCAGCCCGCCACGCGGCTTCCGTGTCGCTCTCGACCGGGTTTGTCAGCGCGTCCGCAAGCGCGGTCTTTACCTTGCTCATTGTCCTCTTTCCCCCGACTTAGCCTGCGCCTCTGGATAGCTGGATAACATTTCCGAGAATGACTATTACGATTGCTAAGTGCATCTGGATAATACGTCTGGATAGCATCAACCCTGAGACATAGTCGCCGTGAACCCTGTATTATCAATATATTATAAAAATCGTTAGAATAAGCTATATTATTATCCACTATCCAGACCGACTTCACTTTCTCCGACGATGTCTCGGAAACCCCGCTATCCAGAAAAGCTATCCAGAAGCCAAGCTCAACTAAAACACGTCCTTCTCCATCCTCAGATCGAGCAGGTCATCCTCGGCCACAGGCGCAACCTCGGCAGCCTTTGCCGCCTGCTCCATGCCCTTCCGTGGCACATACCTGCTTTGCCCAGCCCATGATCCAGTGGCGAACTTGCCTGCCCTGATCCACCCGTTCTGCATGAGGATCGAGACGACCCGATTGCTTGAAACCCTGTCTCGTCTGGCAGTCTCGATAGCCATTTCGGCCATGATCTTAGGCACACAGATTTCAGTTTCCTTGGCGATGATCTCCAGCACGTTCGCCTGCCACGGGTCTTCCAGCAGCCTGTCCTTCTGCTCCTGCGCCGCGACCTTCTCCATGGCCTCTGAGAGCCACCATGCAGCCCCGGCCTTATAGGCGACCACGGCTTCGCCCCACAGCTGGTCACGATCTCTAGCCAGCGCAGCCGTGTCCACGCGATCAATGGCGACCGGCCAGAACCTGCGGTTGCCGGTATCGTCTCGCAGGTAATCTGTGCGGTTAGTGGAGCCAATGAACACGCATTGCCGAGGATAAGTTACCTCGTTGCGTCCGTAAGCAGGTCTGAACCGTTCTTCCGTTCGGCTGATGAACGCCTTCACGATCTCCACTTCAGCCTTTGATACGTTGGCAAGCTCGGCCAACTCGATGATCCAGCGTCCCCGCACATAGCTGCTGGCTTCGCGTGTGTGCATTGGCGGCAGGTTGTCACCGAAGAAGTCTGCTCCCGCGAGTATCTTGGCAGCCGTGCTTTTCCCGGCTCCTTGGATGCCTTCCAATATGAGAACCCCGTCAGCCTTGCATCCGGGCTCCATGACCCGCGCAACCGCGCTGACGAGCCACTTGGCGGCGACCTCTTGCACATACTGCAGTTCCAGCGGATCGCCCGGCTGCACGCCACAATAGGCTTCCAGCCATCCGGCGATCCTCGGCGTCCCGTCCCACGCGGCTGCCGCTGCATCAAGGTAATCGCGCACAGGGTTGAACCTGTATTCCAAGATCACCTCGTCTATAGCGTCAGCAATGACTGACTTGTATGCCCGGGGAAACCTGTTCCGGTTGAACCATGCAGTCGCGGTTAAGATGTCGCTGTCAGCCAGTTCACGGACGTGAAAATGCTTCTTTGGCGTCCTTGATCCCGGTATCGGTGATAGGACCATTTTCCTACCTGTGAACTCGTTGAAGGCGAACACGCCGTCCCACTCCGGGCAGCAGCGCAGCGTGTGCGCCACGTTGTACTGGTTAAACAGCGCATGGCCTTTGGCGTCCCGTATAAGCCCTTCTTCCCACGCGTCAGCCAACACGACGGCCTTCTCTGACCCGTCCTCCTCGGTGGACCAGACGGCCTGCCCACTGGCTCCTGTGCTGACCTTCTTGGCCTCGATCAGCTGGGTAGCCTGCTCCAGCAGCCCGTCGTCCTCAGCAAACCAGTCGTCAAGTGTGTCGCCGCTTTTCATTCTTCCCACCATTCTTTCGGCAGCAGGTCTTTCTTCTCATCCTTCAGCACGGCGGACGGCTCGCCTGACGCGGCCTCGGCATCCTTCTGGCGCTCGGCTACGATCTCGGCCATCTCGTCATGTGCTGCCTTGAAGTACGCCTTAGCCTTGCGCATTGCGTAGGCCATGCCGGGCAGGTCGCCTGCCAGCCCGTAATCGCGGGCAATACCCATGTGCAGGGTTGCGCGCTCAAGATATTCATCGAACGCATCAAACAGGGCTGCCTGCCTATTTTGGGCGGCATGGATGGCCGTGCTAGAATTGCTGCTGTCGTTCGGCATGTCTCTCCTCATCCCATGCTGGCGGCACGGTCCCCCCGACCGCAGGCAGGCCCGGTAGCGGTTCCAGATACGCTACCGGGCCAACTTGCTTCATCAGGCGAATACGTCCTCGTCATCCATCGAGCCGGACAGCGCCGTGCTGCCGAAGTCATCGGCCTCCACGTTGCCCCAGTCCACGGACGCACCAGCCAGCACGTCGCCCTTCTTAGTGATCCACAGATCATTCAGACCGGCAGCCACACCACGGTTGCCAGCAGCGTCATACCCATAGAAGTTGACGCCGACGCAGCCGTAGTACCCGTTCACCAGATGATCGGCTGTGGCAGGCGACTTGGCCTTACCGACGACCGGCTTGATGGGCTTCTTGTTCGACGCGCTCAAATAGTAGCAGCCCTCAAACTCACCGCCTTTCATCCGCTCGCCAGTCTCACCGTCCACCTCGTCGCCATCGCGCAGCGGGTTCCTCAGTCCCTTCGGCGGCTTGTCGCCAAACTTCTTGCTGATGGCTGCTTTGATCGCTGCCTTGATGGCGTCGATGTTTTCCTTGTCATCCTTTCGGATGAGCATCGTGAGGCTGTACTTCGGGTCAGCACCTTCAGCAGCCGCACGCGGCTCAAGGATGTGCATGTAAGTCAGGCGCACATTGCGGATGACCATGCGTGTGTTTGCGTTTTCCATGTTTACCTCGTTTTCCAGTTTTCAGAGTTTGCTGTCCCCCCGACAGCAGGGTTAGTCGAAGTCCTCTGCGTCCACGCTGCCCATGTCCATGTCGGACAGATGCGGCAGTGAAAGAACAGTGGACCTCGACGGATACGCAGGCCAGCTTCCTGAAGCAAGGCAGTCTGCGTAAACCTTTGCGACACGATCCATCGCTGCATAGCCAGCCGACAAGGCATTGCGGTCCAGCTGGTAGCAGGCCACAGCATATGGTGGGAACGTCTCGACAGCGATGAACGTGAAGTTGTGCATAACTCCGTCCACGTTCGACAGTCCGTCGGTATAGTGTGCCGCCTGCAGATGGTAGTTCAGGCTTCTGATGCGTCTGGCGAACCCGTCTGGCGATGCGTCGATGGTAGTCTTGATGTCCACGATCCCACGCGGCGTCACGGCATCCACGCCAGCCTTGCATTTCACGCGAGCCGAGTAGCCCGTCCATGTGTACGACTTCTCACAGACGGCATCGGTCAGCAGGTCAGCTGCTTCTTCATTGGCGAATACGGCGTCTCGCACCAGCCGCGCCCTGTCTGCATCCTGCTGGCTGATGATCGGGAGCCCGAGCTTCTGCAGCTGCTCGCGTTCTGCCTTGCCTTCCTTGGTCGTCCAGTTCAGCTGCTTGATCGAGACGACCTTTTCAATCGGGCGTTCCGGCTCCAAGATCAGCGCGTGAACCAGTGTGCCAAAAACCATTGCGGCAGTGGGCTCTTTCGGATTGTCTTTCCAGTGCCGATAGTGAGCTGGTGATCGCAGCAGCTCCTTTGCGCCAGACGCAGATAGAGCCTCGATGCTGAAGTAATCGTTTTGCATGGTCCACCCCCGTGGCCGTCAGTCTTCGTGTTCCCAGTGGCACATTTTCTCCAGCTCGTATTCCTCGAACATCTCTGTGATGAGAGTGATGCAGCTGGACAGCCGTTGCAGCGCCTGATCCTGACTTGTCGTGGAACAGATGATGGCGTTGCCAAATGCCTGACTTACGGCGGCGACAGCGATTGCTGGCTCTCTTTGCTCCAGAAGCTTCATGACCTGCTTCATTAAGTCGTACATTTCTTCATTGTCGCTGTGCTTGCTCACGTCTTTCTCCTCATCGTGTTGCCGCCCACCACGCCATCAGCGCGGCATCTGCTCTACCGTCGTCCTTTTTGCGGGCGAACAGGTGAGCATAGGCCGGGAACAGCTCTGCAGCGCGCTGCCTGTTCCCATCCTTCCCAGATCGTGCGTTTACTGCTTTCTGCCATCCAAGCGGCGTGATGTATGTCACCGGGATTTCCAAGGCAGCCAGTGCTCCCTCGTACATCCCAACGCCACGTCCAAACTGGAACATGGATGACACGCCTTGCCCGGGCATCGCGCCGACCAGTTCCAGAATGGCGATCTTCGGCCCACGCGACCGGATGATCGCTGACAGCATCTGCGGACTGATTTCCTTCTTAACCTTGGTCCCGCGTTTCACCTCGACAACTGGCGTATCAATGACCTCCAGCGTCCCGGCCTCCGGGTTGAAGAAGGCCAGCGCACCAGATGCGCCGGGGTCCACGGCGAGGATCATTGCTTCCTCTGCATGGTAATCTCGATGCCCAGCGCATCACAGAAGGCCAGCAGGCTCTTGACCGTGCCGCCAGTGCCCCGCGTCTGCAGTGCATTGAAGGTCATCGAAGACAGCCCGGCCTCACTGCACAACTGG